GTTCGGTGGTTCCTATCATGAAAAATACAAATGGAAATGTTTAAAAAATAGACCTCCTAAGTTACATGATAATTGGATTTATACTGCGGGGTACACCCGAGCACAGTTAGGTATCATTGTGCATGATAACCTTAACACATTTTTTGGAGGTACTGAATTTAAAGTATTGAACATCGACGAAGGCCGTAATGATTATCACATGACATGTGGTATACAATCATTCTTTGCACGTGATCTGCATAGGAGTATGTATGATCTGGAAGAAATGATTGATGTGTGGTTGAAGGATAGAATTAAACATTCACAAGGTAAAACTTTTGATAATGCCAGATGGGATATGCCTGGTACCCAAGGCTCTGGTGATCAACAAACTACAACTTTAACCACAAAATTTGGACATGCCAAATTAATAGTAGCCATCGACATTTTTATTAGTAGGTCGGGGTTGAGTTATGAAGAGGTGTTGGATATTCACTTCGCCCTACTATTAGGTGACGATGGTTTGGTATTTATTTCGGCAGATTGGTCTGATTTATTTAAACATTGTTATTTATTGGCCACATCCATTGTTAAAATGGATACAGAAGTAACTACAACCAACTTATATTGTGGTGAATTCTGTAGTTCATCCTTTTTGCCGGCGATCATAGATGGTAAAGAAACCCTATTTTTAACCGCTAAATTTGGTAAAATATTATCTAGAACTTTTTATTCATACAAAAATTGGCAAAGGATGAATGGAATACATTATCGTAGAGAAATTGCTATGTGTCTTGTACTTGAATTTCAACACATCGAATTTATTCGTGATTTTTTCGATGTCATTATTAAGTTATCCAAACCTGATTGGATCACTTCGAGATTGGTAGCGAGACACATGGCCAAAAGAGCCCGTAAGAAAGCCTGTACTTTCGGGGAATTAAAAGCAGGCGATCATGTTATTACCCAACACCCACAAGTTATGGATATAATATTGAAGAAATATTTTATAACCATTGAAGATGTACAATATTTTCGTCATTTATATAAATCTTTCAAACAATTGCCATGTAGCGTCCACTGCCGTTTGGTGACCCATTATGTCATGGTGGATGTGTATGGCTGTCAATCATTGTCAGAGATCAATGATAAAGTACATCAATTGAGATTGGCTAATTATGATAACGATATTTACCAAAATGTGCATAATTGTGCACCGTTGTTCACCGATAAATTAAAATACAAAATAGCCGATGTCGAATACACTTATGACGAATTTAACTCAAATAAAACTTATTTGAGGGGGTTGACGGCATACAACCCTAATCTCTAAGATCGTGATACATCACGAGTCAGGCATGACTTAAAACATGCACTATGCACTGGAGTTGGTGTGAAGCTTTGTATATATTTAAATAATTAATTTCAAAAACAAATAAAAATTTAAATAACCAAAATACAAATAAAAATTCATAAAACTCAAAATATAAAAATACCGTGACGACTTATTGGGTTTGTCGGCCTCGGTGCGAAGTCCCATACCCCGTCATCTCCAGTGCTTGTCTCTCTAAGGACAAGGAGAGTTCATTGTTAAGTGAATAATTAGTAGCGTCTTAGCTTCAGCGCAGAGAATCCGTGAGGATAATGGTCCGCCATACCCGAGGGGTAATTCGGGTGCTCCACATTGTAGAACGGCGTGTTTCATCGCGCGTTGTTCGGACC